CTGTTTTTCATAGCCACCCAATAAATCCTCCAACACCTAGCCAAGCTGATAAAATTAGCTGTGAAAATAGTGGGTTACCATGGTATATTGTTAATCCTCAGACAAAACAATGGGCTTATCTTGAGCCTACAGGATATAAAGCACCTTTACTTGGAAGGCAATGGGTTTGGGGTATAACTGACTGCTGGAGTTTAGTTAGAGATTGGTATAAGGAAGAAAAAAATATTGAGTTAAAAGATTGGGATAGACCTACAACACCGCAACAATTTATAGACAATCCGTTATTTGAGAGTTGTGCATGGAGAACAGGATTCAGAGAACTTAGAAATGATGAAAAATTAGAAAATGGAGATGTTTTGTTAATGTCAATAATGCACCCAACTTTAAATCATGTAGCATTATTTTTTGACGGAGATGTAATTCACCATTTAACCGATAGACTATCTTGTAGAGAACCTTACTCTGAATGGTTGTTAAAATGTACGGGAAAGAGGTATCGCTATGCTTCGTAAAGTAAAACTGTATGGTAAATTAGCTGAATTTGTTGGGCATAAAGAATTTGATGTTGAAGTAAATACTGTAGGACAAGCTGTAAGTTTTTTATTAAATAACTTTCCTCAGTTAGAACAATATATGAGTCCTAAATATTATCAGGTAAAAATAGGTAATTTTGATATTGACGAAAATGAAATTCATCATCCTGTAGGTAAAGAAGATATACATTTTGTTCCAGCTATAACTGGTGCTGGTAGAGGGTTTGGAAAAATATTATTAGGTGCTGCATTGATTGGTGCAGCATTTCTTGTTCCACAAGGTTTAGCTTTGTCTAAAGGAATAGGAACAGGTTTTGGTTTTGCAAAAGCAGGTGCATTAGCTAAAGGTTTAGTGTATGTTGGTGCTTCTTTAGTATTACAGGGTGTAACTGATTTATTATTTCCATTACCTCAAGACAATGGCTTTGATTCTGAACAAGATCCAAAACTATCTTTTAGTTTTAGTGGGCTTCAAAATACATCAAGAGCAGGTACTCCTGTTCCAATAGTCTATGGCGAGATTATGACAGGAAGTGTTGTAATAAGTGCAGCAATCGACACTAACCAGATAGAGGTAGAAGCATGACGAAGAATCGTAAAATTATTAGAGGTGCTGGTGGTCCTCCTCCTCCCCCTAAACCATTTCGTGCTCCAGATACTTTACATAGTAGACAGTTTGCTACTGTTCAAGATTTAATTTCCGAAGGAGAAATAGAAGGATTTAGTTCTCCTTCAAAAGCAGGAATAACTGATAAAACATCTACTGCGTATAATAATGCTGCTTTAAAAGATGTATTTTTAAATGATACTCCTGTATTAAATGCAGACGCTAGTAATACTAGCCCTGCTAGTGGTGATTTTAATTTTCAAGATGTTACTTTTAAAACACGTTTTGGTACTGCCAACCAAACAAAATTAACAGGAATACCAACTGAAACTCGTAGACCAGTTGCTGTTAGTACCGCAGATGTTACTACTTCTGCTCCTGTGATAAAACAATTAACTGACTCTAGTATTGATGCTGTTATCGTAACTTTAACTTGGGCACAAATTCAAAGATCTGATGATGAGGGGAATATTCATGGATCTACCGTACAATATAAAATTTCTATTCAATATAGTGGTCAAGCAAGCTATACAGAAAAAATAAATACTTCTGTTGTAGGAAGAACTGCTGATTCATATTCAAGAGATCATAGAATTGACCTAGATGGTAACTTTCCAGTAAATGTAAAAGTTGAAAGAGTTACTGATGATGCTGACCCTGCTGGATTTTTAAGAGATGAATTTAAATTTTCTTTTATACAGGAAGTTATAGATAATGATTCAACTTATGCCAATAGTGCTTATACAGCTTTAAGAATTGACAGTAAAATATTTAACTCGGTTCCTGCTAGGACTTTTCGTATAAGAGGAATAAAAGTAAGGATTCCAGGTGCAGGTGCTAATAATTCTGGTACTCCTACTGTTGATTTACAAACTGGAAGAATACAATATCCAACTGGTTATATATTTAATGGAACAATGCAAGCTGCTGTTTGGACAACGTGCCCTGCTTTTATATTACTAGACCTTTTAATTACAAAACGCTATGGTCTGGGAGATCATATTTCACCAGATCAGACAAATGATTCAACTACTTTTTCTAACATTGACTTGTTTAGTTTTTTTGCTGCCTCTAAGTATGCAAACGAATTAGTTGATGATGGTTCTGGATCGGGTACTGAAGAAGCTAGATTTAGTTGTAATGTAAATATTCAAAGTCCTAAAGAAGCATTTGCAGCAATAAATGAGCTTTCAGGTGTAATGAGATGTATGCCAATTTACTCTGCTGGAACTATTAATATTTCACAAGATCGCCCAACTACTGCAAGTTATCTATTTAGTTTAGCCAATGTAGGAGAAGCAGGTTTTAATTATCAAGGTAGCAGTTTAAAGCAACGTCATTCGGTTATATCAGTAAGTTACTTCAATATGGATTCTAGAGAAGTAGATTTTGAAGTGTATGAAGATACAGCAGCTATAGCTAAGTTAGGAACAATAGTAAAACAGGTAAAAGCATTTGCCTGTACTTCTAGAAATCAAGCAAAAAGACTTGCAAGAGCAATATTATTTGCTGAACAGAATGAAAGTGAAACAGTTACATTTACAACCTCTATTGACTCTGGAATGTTAGTAAGACCTGGTGCTGTTATTGAAATAAACGATCCAGTAAGATCAGGAGCTAGAAGGGGAGGTCGAGTGGTTTCCGCAACAACTACGACTGTAAATATAGATGCTGAAGCACAGACTACATTACCTTCTTTAAATGATTCTCCGACAATCAGTGTCATTTTGCCCGATGGAACGGTTGAAGTAGGAACAATATCAAATATTAGTGGAGCAGTTATCACTGTTAATAGTGTGAAAAGAACAGATAGTGACCAAAATGTAATAACTCAATCTACTTTTTCAGCAGCACCAAATACTAACTCTCCCTATTTAATATCTAGTACATCACTTGCAACTCAATTATTTAGGGTAATACAAGTTACAGAAGAAGATGGCATTAATTATGCTATTACCGCTTTAACTTATGTAGAAGGTAAATATGCTTTTATTGAAGATGGAACTCCATTACCAGAAAGAAAAATATCTTTATTGAATGAACCATTAGGTCCACCAAGTAACTTAACTAGCGAAGAAAAAACAATCGTAATTAACGGTGTTGCAAGAAGTAAATTAATTATTAGTTGGAAAGAACCTACAAAAACATTAAATGCTGATGATGGAACTGTTTATGAGAGTCCTCAAGGTGCATCTTCGTACCAGTTGAACTATCGCATAACAACTGAGGCTGGTAATACAGATAATTTCATAACTCAAGAAGTATTTAGTAATGATTTTGAACTTATGGACACTGAGAAAGGAAGTGTTGAAGTTGAAATTTATTCTTACAATGCTTCTGGAAGATTATCAGCAGATGCTTTAGTCGGAACGATAACGACAATAGGTAAATCAGGAGTGCCTGATAATGTAACTAACTTAACTATTGAACCGATCAATGAACAGTTTATCAGGCTAAGATTTGACCAATCCACTTCTGTTGATGTTTTACATGGTGGTCGAGTTTACGTTAGACATTCAAATTTAGCTTTTGCAAGTGCAACATTTCAGTCTGCTCAAGATGTTATTGAAGCTGTTGCTGGAAGCTCAAACGAAGTAATATGCCCTGCACTTCCTGGAACTTATCTTTTAAAATTTCAAGACGATACGGGTCAATTTAGCCAGACACCAGCAAAAGTTAGTTTGTCTTTAGTTGATATTCTTGATTCGATTACTGTTAAAACTGATAGAGAAGATAACGATAGTCCACCTTTCAATAACACGACAAGTAGTTTGTTTACTAATACTCAGTACAGCAGTTCAAAAGGAGGTTTGATTCTTACAAATCCAGTTAATAATTCAACTGGTACTTATGATTTTGCTACTACTTTAGATTTAGGCGGTGTATTCTCTCTTACTTTAAAAAGACATTTTCAAGGAGTTGGTTTTTATACAGGAGATTTATTTGATAACAGAACAGATAATATAGATACTTGGGTAAATTTTGATGGAACAGAAGCACCAGACGCTAACGCAAAATTATCTGTAAGAACTTCTACTGATATGAGTTCTTATTCAGATTTCAACGATTTTGCTAACGGAACATTTAAAGGTAGAGGTTTTCAATTTAGAGCAACATTAAGTACATCTGATACTGCACAAAACATAAATTTACAACAATTAGGTTATTCAGCTACTTTACCTTCAAGAACAGAACAATCTGCTGTTATAGCGTCTGGTAGCGGTGCTAAAGCAGTAACATTTGCAGCACCATTTTTTATTGGAACGTCTGCACTTGGTAACTTAAATAACTTCTTACCTTCTGTTAATATTTCTCCACAAAATATGGCAACAGGTGATTTTTTTGAACTCAGCAATATATCTGGAACTGGCTTTACAGTGCATTTTAAAAACTCAAGTAATGCTAATATTAATAGGAATTTTACCTACAGTGCTGTTGGTTTCGGCAAAGGAGGGTAACATGGAAAAAAATAGTTATTAGTTATGACTAGCGTTGCAAATTACAATATCGAAGATAACTCAGGAGCAAATGTCCGAATTGATTTAAACGCTGTTTTTGCTGCAATTCAGTCAAATAATTCAGAATCGTCAGATTTGGCTCAGAGTAAATGTGTAGCTGGAATGACGTTCCTTAACACAACAACAAATGAATTAAAAGTTAGAAAATCTAACAATCTTAGTTTTACAACTATTGGAAATATAGATACAGAAAATTTAGGTTTATTACCGAGATCAGGTGGCACTTCCGCACCAATGACAGGTCAGTTTTTAGCTGATGATTCAAGTAGTGCTTCCGCACCAGCTATATCGTTTGATACGGATACAGATTTAGGTTTATTTAGAAAAACCTCAAATATCATGGGTTTCAGTTCTTCGGGTACAGAGCAACTGGTATTTGATGCTAATGGAATTACTCTTAGAACACAAAATGAAATTAGATTTGGAGATAATGATAGCTCACACTATATTGGATTAAAAGCAGCTTCAACTATAGGTAGTAGCTTTACTCTTACTTTGCCAACAGCAGATGGCAGTAATGGACAATTTTTAACAACAAACG